CCTAATCCTATATGAAACTCTGGTGTAGTCGTACCGGTTGAAGCATCATAAAAAACACCAACGTATTTTTCTGTTCCATCATTAATAGTACCATACCAACCTATATCCTTAATATTGGCAGTATTATCTTTAGCCAACTCAATCATATTATCACCGATCTCGACAATAGTTGAATCTATATGTGTAGTTGTGCCATTTACTGTGAGGTTGCCACCTACAACTAAATTACCGCCAATTTGTGCATTACTGCTTGTTTGGAATTGTACGTTTGGCGACATGCCAATTCCTAATTTAGTACCACTTAAATATAAAGGCGAATCATTACCTAAACCATCTGTTATAATTTTAGGTGTTCCTGTTAAGTTATCATTGTCACTTAACTTTAATAATGAGTCGTAAGTATTTTGTACTCTTTTGCCGGTTAATGTAGTACCCATAGAATTATTTTACTACAAAAATACTAAATTATGTTATCTCGATTTTCCCTGACCTCTATATTTCTTTTTATAACCTGTTTGACCTTTTGAAGCGTTTTTAGAGTGTTTTCCCGGTCTTTTTTTCTTATGCTTATATATGTGTGTAGAAATTATTTTTTTCGCCATTATTTATTGCCCTTTATAATGCTACTCGCTTTTTCTGTTGTACGTCCACCAAAATATGCAAGTACAACTGCCATCATCACTTTCTCAAATGTATCATTCCAAGTTGTACCTATGTTAAAAGGGATTGAATCAACAGAATCCAATATACCTGCAAAACTAAATACCACAATGCACCACACAAGCACAAGAGGACGAACATTTTTGCTAAGCCAAGAATCACTATTTGCATCTGCTTTCCACCTTGCAGATATTTCTTCCATTTCCTTATTTTGTTGCTCATATATTAATGTTTGTAATTTAATTTTATCTTCAGTTGGTATTTTTGCTTTTGTTATTTCGGCTATTGCTTCTTTAGGACTGGTAACGCCATTTAAAACACTACCTAATGTAGGATTGATTACACTTGCTGCACCGAATAATAATTTACCTACTGTTGTTTCTTTAAATTTCTTTTTATCACTCATAAATAAACTTTAAAATGTAAGACAATAAATAACAAATATATATTTAATTCACTAAAGTCATTAAATTCATCAACTGGGTAATACTCTATGCCAATTAAAAGTCCATTAGGTTGTAAAGCAAATCCAAAATCCATTATGCTGTAGTTATGTCTATATATTTTGTTTTGCCATCATCTCTGACCGCTTTTAGTATTCTATTTCTATTTTTTTCAGGACTGTGATAACTTACATGAATCCAATCAGGATTATCTTCATTGCCAAATTCCCAAATCATTTGGTCAAAATCTAAATGCTCTTTTATCCACTCAAACATTTCTTTGTTTGTTTTATGCCCATAAATATCATCAATATCTAATGCACGACCTTGACAATGCTGAGACCGGCTACTGCCACCAATTGCCTCATTTAAAGCAGAAGATCTATAAAATGAATTTATTTTAATTGGACCACCAACCCATTCTCTAAGCGGTTCGAATATCATTTCAGCAACAGTTTTCATATTAGTCAATGTATCACCATCAGGTGTATTATCTAAACCTAATCTAAGTGCTGTTACTGATTTTGTTGCTTCTTTTTCTGAAATATGTTCACTTATCATAATTTATTAATCTGTTGTTTGTCTTCTATAATTAGTTTTTGAACTATTAATTAAATCTTGTATTTCTGTATAAGGTGTAATAATTTGTAATGATATACCACCATCATATCTCCCAATTAAACTATTGTCTTTATAAATAAACATTACCGGCACAGATTTTATTTGATTTCTTATAGATGGTTTTTGGTCCTCTAATAATGCTTTCACAACTTTAGCACCTTTTATCTTATATAAGTCTTTGTAATCGTTTTTTGAGTTCCAAGAACTATTTATGTGTAGTATTGTATAATCCTGTGCATTACTTATTACAGATGCAAACAATACAATTAGGACAATTAGGTTTTTCATTTTTGTATAATTTCATATAACTTCTCATCAATTTTATCTAGTTTCTCTGAGTTTTCTTGAACTTGCTCAGCAGTATTTTCTATTGTTTCTCTAATTAATCGGTCTTTTAAATCATATTCAGTTCTTGTTAATTCTGGTTTTGGTAATTCTTTTGCTAATTCTATTTCAGCAGTCAATGTAAAATACATAGCCGCAAGAGATATTGCACCAGCTATTATCATTCCGATAGTTTTAAGATCTAATTGAACATTTGTGTCTTCACTTATTTTTTGTGCCATTTTTTATTTAATTTGTTTCCACGACTCTGTTAGACAACTCAATTATACCTTTTATGTAAGTATGGTCATCTTCATCCTCTTGGACATAGTTTATATTATTTATTGTACTTGTGTAAATTTTTAGATTATCACTCGATAAATCAGGATAACCACTTGTTCGGGTTCTAACTAAATTAATAACCTCAGATACAATTTGATTCGCCTGTAAATCACCGCCATTATCACCAATAAACCTTGATACACATTCTATTCTTGTAATAATCTCAGTATTAAATGTCGAACCATTTTGGTCTATTTCATTTGTTGATAAAGAATAGATATGAATGTATGGATATGTTTTATTTGTAGGAACCCTATTATAAATAGATATAGGAAGACCATCAACAGACACATTACCATTAATTGCATCGTATAAACCTTTCCTAACAAAATGCATCGGCTCTTTCATAATCTATTTATTTGGTTTAGTTTTTTATCTACTCTTTTTTCATAAAATCTTGTAGCATCAGCAATTGAATTAAAAAAATATGGTTTCGGTGCTCTTTTTCTATTCTTTTTTTCCGAACCAAATTCAACAACTGCCGCATAATCCATTCCCGCTTCTACATATACATCACTGCCATCTGTTTCTGTTCTTATAGACCTTTTTAAATCACCAGTCTTTACAGGCACTCTTGTCAATGCTTTCTTAACTGCATATGCACCTGCATCTTGTGCAATTTTTACAAAATCAACATTAGCAAATCTTTTTAATCTGCTCATTTTCTTTTTAAATCTTGCAGCGTCTTTAATATCTTGTTTTAATTGATACCTCATTATATGCTAATTTTTATGCCGGTTAATTTCATATACTTATCAATTTCATATTCATACACATCAGTCACTCTATGCATTGTACCGCCATCTATTTTAAAACCTATTTCACTTTGTGCTATCAAGTCATAAGTTTTTTTCCTTATAATTACTTCAGTTGTTTTTTGCGATTGCCTTGAACCATTTTTAGAAACATAATCACCGCTTGTTTCTTTTGCATAACCCCATACAGTATCAATTAAACCCTCAGTAACAGTATAGCCGCCATAACCATCAGAGGTCTTACCATAGTTATAAAACGCTATTCTGTTTTGTAGTTTACCGGCATTCATTATATAAACATATTTTTATAAGAGTTTAAAACGCTTTTTACTGATGTAGGCACTTTACTACCCATTTTGCCCTCTTCAAAATCATTTCTGTTTTCGTATAATGTAGCTGCATATTGTTTAATTGCTTGTTGTAACAATGAATCATCTAATCCAGTTGTAACATAAGTTATTTTTACTTTTTCTGCTGGACCATCTAAGTCAATAGTTTCATTGTCCAAACCCTCCATAGTATATCCAGTAAATGCAGTACCATCAATTGTTACAGAAGATATACTTGCAATAGGACCGAAAGGAATATCAAAAATTCCGTTAGTTTCTGGCACATAATAAGTCCTGTTTTTTGCTACTATATCTCTACTAATATAATTCTCACACCAAATTCTTGCTTGTGTAATTATAAGACCTATAAGTGTATCATCAGCAGTAGTATCTATTCTTGCATAGTCTTTGAACTCTGATGCTGTTACAATTTCAGATCCAGTAGTTGAATTAATCTTGATTTGCCTCATCTTTAGTTTCTTTAGAATCTATTTTTAATTCCTTTGTTTCTTTTTTAATCTTAACTTCCTTTTTTGCTTTAGATTCTATCCAACCTCTGTTTTTCCAGCCAATTGCTTTATCTTCCGATATATTGACCTCATCTCCGGCATTCCAATCTTTGCCATCAATTTTCATTGGTATTAATAGTTTTACTTTCATAACATAAATTTTATGTAAAGATAAAAAAAAAGTGTCACTCAGATTTTACTCTTTATGACACTCCCTCACCTATGAATTATTGCAAAGTTATTGAAATTTTCCTTATACTTACCTTTGTTACTTAATTTGATAGAATGTTGTCCATGATTTGGTATGATAAAAAAACCATTATATTCCTCATGCCATATAGCGAAAAAATCTACATCACTCAAACTATAACTCCGGTTTCCTACTCTTTTGAGATTTATTTGCATGACTCCACTATGCTTGTACCTATCCTTACCCATAAACTTAATTTGAAACTTAAATAAGTCGCCATTTTTTTCAACAATACAATCGTATTTGCTTTTGTCGAGTAAAGGCATAGAAACATTATAACCCTTTTGTATAGCAGTTGTTGCAAAAAGGTATTCAGCATAACACCCTTTTTGGTTGTTGTTCACCTTAACAATATAAAAAAAAGTGAATAAAATTAATTATCCACTTTTTAACAAAAAAACCAAATATATATTTATGAAATATATTCTTTTTTTACAAGATCTTGTATTTTACTATAAATCTTCAATACTTGTAATTTCTTTATAGCCGGTAACTTCTCCCATCTGTCTTGCCCTATACAAGCATTGACAAAGAAGTCGTAATCATCTATTATTTCTTTACGCTGATTTTCCATTTAAATAATGCATCTGACTGCTGATCTCTTGTTAATAACTCCCAATTAGATTTTAATGCTGGGTGTATAGGTTTCTGACTTTCTTCTAATTTTCTAAGTCTTCTGTTTACCTTAATTGTGTGTAATAAAGTTTCTTTTGCTCCCATTTTAACAATTTTTAGATAAGTAATAAAAGTCCTCAGCAAACTCATCTACAATTTGATTTTCCATGTCATATAAATCATCATGATGCATAATGTCAGTAACATCAACTTCATTGTAATAAACCTTGTAAATGTCAGCGTGTGGACCATAGTTAGTTTCTTCTTCTCTTGGTGTATAATCGAACTCAACATAAAACGAGTTGCCATTATAACTAATAATTCTTTTGTGAGTATCTTTCATGGCTATAAATTTATTAAGGTAATTTCCATAATAATCTTCTTAATCTATCTTTTCTCAAATGTAATCTATGCCATTCTCTTTCAAGTTGAGGATGTTCAGATAACATAACTCTTAAAACTTTGTTACTCATTATAAAACCACCTTTTAAAACTTGAATGTCAGTTATTCTATCATTAATAATTCTAATAAGTTTTTGAATTTGGTCTTTTTGTTCCCACTTAGTTTTTGTTTTTTTTCTTTTAGTAATCTCTACTTTAGGATTATTAAAATCTTCTGTGTTGATAAAAATATCTATTTTGCTCATTTTAATTTTTTTATTGTTTAACATATCACAAAGATAGAATTAATTTCTTTAAAAACAAAATATTTTTTAAATTTTAAAGTATTTTTTTTATACTACCCCATAAAAAAAGGGGTAAATAAATACCCCTTTAATTATTTAACTTGTTTAAATTATCCTACTACGGAGTCTCTAAACTTGTCTTAGCATCAGCGAAACTATCACCATATACAAATGCATTAGGTAGATAATTTGTAAGAGCCACTCTCTCAACACATCTCACTGTTACGAATCCATCTCTTACGTTAGTCCCGTCTTCTCTAAAGAACTCAACAGATACATTATCTCTAATCCAAAGTTGTGTTCCTTGATTGAAGTTTCCTAGTAAGAAAGAACCAGCAGTCATAGCCGTGTTAGTAATTACAGGTACGCCCATAAATGTTGGTTGTAAACCTGCATATACTTGGTCTTTCAAGTATCTTGACTGACTATCTTTTAATAATAGTATTTTGTGGAAGTCAGTTGGGTGTAAAATGATTTGAGATGCTTGATACTCGCTTAACGCTAATTGGTTAAGTGCAGCAACAATAACATCAAATTCATTCGCATTATTAATTGACTGATAGAAAGCAGCACTTGCAGACTCATCAAAGTCAGCAGCATCTACTGTAATACCTGATAATTGCGGAGATACACCAGTACCATTTAAAATTTGGTCATCTTCTTTCGTTAATAGTTTAGCAGGAACTCTTGCAGAGATATAAGAAGTTAATTGAGGTGTATCAGCTAACATTTCTTCTGATATTCTCAAATATGCTCCAATTTTCTCTACAGTGTTGTTATCTGCCGCCATATCGAAATCTGACTGTGAAAGTGTTGCACCTTCAGCAACATTTCCAGAACCATCACTATATCCAGACTCTTTTACGAACCTTACGACATCACTTGTAGTTGAACCTTGTGGGATTAAACTTCTAATGTGTACCGCTCTACTTGGATCGTATTTGTATCCTGGAACTCTATCTGCTGGTACAACTTCACCAGAGAAATCAGCATTCATAGTCATGTCTGCCTTCATCTCGAATCTAGCTGCTCTCGAGTTACCACTTTTAAATGACTCAAGTACACCATCATTGATAGATTTGATTAAGCCACCCTTGAATGACTTATCTTCTTTTTTAGAGATTAATGAATCAAAGTTTTTCTTTTGATTAACTTCAATTTCATCCATTCTCTCATTGAATTTAGTTGTAAGGTTATTGATTTCGCCTTTTAAAACCGAATCAATCTCACCTTTAGCGTTTTCCAACGCTTGTCCATTCGCTTTCTCAATTTTTTCATCTATGATGTTTCCTAATTGATCTAGCTGATTTTTAACATTTTCGTCCATTTCGACTAAATTATTTTAAATTATTCAACAAATATTTATAAACATCAAACTGAGATTTTTCTTCTACTGGCTCAGTAGTTTCTTCAACTGGCTGAGTAGCGTCTATGAATAAAGATTTTAGTTTGTATATTTCTGATTCAATAGCATATCCCATTTCATCTGAGATATTGCCTTTACGAATTAATTTACAAAGGTTGTCATATCTTTTATAAACATCCTCTATCATATTAGAACCTTTG